GATGCAATGAATGCGACTACCCTACAAACCGAAGCCACAACTCCATCAGGCAGCAATGCTGATCATGTTGAGTTGGTAAAGAACAGAGACGCTTTTGAGTCTATTACGATGTCGTCTGCTGCTTCGGATTCAACATTCATAGCTAAGTATCCTGGTGCAGTTGGAAATAGTCTTAAAGTGAGTGTTTGTGACGGTCCTCTTGTGTTTACAGGCTCGTTTACAGGTACAACAAACAGTTCGGTAGACCATGGTGATGCGAACAACACTTTTGTAGCTAACTGTACAGTTGGTAATACTGCTATTGTTATGAAGGCATATGGTCGGGAATCAGGCGATTCGTCTAGTCAGACCAGTAACGCTATTCGGCTTAAGGCCAACAACGTAATGAACAATGCGCAAACATTTTTCACGGTTGGTGATATTGTTCGTTTGGGCAACAGCTCAATTGGTCTTCAAGAAGCTCAAATTACAGCGATTGGTGCTACGAGTGTTTCTGCAGAATACCATAGTGGTAATACTACTACAGAGTGGACTGCTACTTGTAACCTAACAATCGATGACAAGTATCGGTTGTCTACTGCTTACGGAGCGAACAGTACTGTCGGTGATGGTATTAACTCTGGTGGTCTTACTCGCTTCTGGGAAGGACATAATCTTACAGATGTTGCTCCTGGCCAGACCGATTATTCAAACAATGTTGCAAACAACACAGCTAATGATGAGTTGCACATTGTTGTTTGGGACCAAGATGGTACAATTACAGGTACTCGTGATACAGTTCTGGAAGTTTGGGAAGGTCTGTCCCGCGCCAGCGATGCCAAGAATGAGAGTGGCGAATCGATCTATTATAAAGATGTTATTAATGATCAATCACGTTGGATGTATGTTGGTGGTGCAGATATTCGCGCAACGTCGAATGTTAATACTGCAGCCGAAGCGTATACCAATACAGCACTAAATCTAAACAACTATGTCAATGCCGAGAAGCCTTATACAAAGAGCTTCTTGGTAGGTTCTGATGGCACGAATCCAAATGAATCTAATATCGCGATCGCACAGTTACAGACTGCGGTAGATGTTTTCAAGAATGCTGAAGACATTGATATCTCTCTAATACTGGCTGGTAAGTCAAGAGATGGTACAAATGGCACACAGTGGGCAAATTATCTAATTGATAATATTGCTGACATGAGAAAAGATTGCATGGTATTTGCATCTCCAGAAAAGGGAGATGTTGTTAATAATGCTGGTCTCGAGCACACATCTGTTACAGATTTCCGTGGCTCGTTGACGCCTTCTTCATATGCAGTATGTGATAGTGGTTACAAGTATCAATATGACAAATATAGTGATGTATATCGATACATTCCTTTGAATGGAGATATTGCTGGTGTAACTGCTAGAACAGATGATCTTAGAGATCCTTGGTGGTCTCCAGCTGGTTATAACAGAGGCGTGATCAAGAATGTTGTTAAGTTGCCTTACAATCCGGACAAGGCAGATAGGGATCATCTTTATAAGAACTCTGTCAATCCTGTCATGACTCAAGCGGGTCAGGGTACGGTATTGTTTGGTGATAAAACAGCTTTGAATCGGCCCAGTGCTTTTGATAGAATCAATGTTCGTAGATTGTTCATTGTTCTAGAAAAAGCAATCGCGACAGCTGCCAAGTTTACATTGTTTGAGTTCAATGATGAGTTTACAAGAGCACAGTTCCGCAATATGGTTGAGCCATTCTTGAGGGACATTCAAGGTCGGAGAGGCATTTATGACTTCCGGGTTGTCTGTGATGAAACAAACAATACAGGTGAGGTTATTGAACAGCGTAGGTTTATAGGAGACATCTATATTAAGCCTGCTAGAGCAATCAACTTTATTCAATTAAATTTCATTGCAGTGCGCACAGGAGTTGAATTCTCTGAAGTCGTAGGCAAGTTCTAAGATAAATATTCAGAGAAAGAAGGAGCAAAGTAAATGGCTTTAAATATTAATGAAATCAGAGGACAGCTAGCTCTAGGTGGTGTGCGTCCTGCACTATTTCAGGTGTTGTTGAATAATCCAGTTAATCCAGCTGGTGATGCAAAGATGCCTTTTATGTGCCGGACTGCGCAGGTTCCAGCGTCTACATTGGGAACGATTGAAATACCATATTTTGGTAGAAAGATCAAGATTGCTGGTGATAGAACATTTGCAGAGTGGACAGTAACCATTATGAACGATGAAGATATGTTGATTCGTAATGGTATGGAGCAGTGGTCGCAAGCAATTAATGGCCATGTTGGTAACGTGAGACAACTGGGTGCTGCTACTCCCAGTCTTTATAAAGCTAATGCACAGGTTATACAGTTTAGTAAAACCGGCATTCCATTGAGAGAGTATACGTTTAATGGTTTATTCCCAACGGAAGTCTCAATGATGGATGTTGATTGGAACGCGACTGATTTAATTCAGGAATTCACAGTGACATTCCAGTATGACTTCTGGGAAGTTTCAGGAGGACTTACTGGTAACGCGGGTGCTGCGTAAAGTATAAATACATATAATATGAATAGAAAGTGAGCAAGCATAGATGGCTGAGCTATTTGGTTTTAAAATAACGCGCAAGGACGAAAAAGAAATTGGTTCTTTTGCGCCAAAGGTCGAAGACGATGGTGCCGCAGTCGTTGCCGAAGGCGGCGTCTACGGCACCTACGTTGACCTTGAAGGATCTACCAGAACAGAATCAGAATTGGTTACTCGTTATCGTAGAATGGCCTTGCAGCCAGAGTGCGAGTTAGCGATTGATGACATTGTCAATGAGACAATTATCTATAGTCAAGAACACAAATTGGTGGAAATCAATCTTGACAGTGTCAACATTCCTACTAGAGTCAAGAAGATTGTAACCGAAGAATTTGATCAAGTCAAGGAATTGATGGACTTTAACAATAAAGGCTATGATATATTCCGACATTGGTATGTTGATGGGCGATTGTTCTATCATGTAATTATTGATAAAGACAAGCCTGATGAAGGTATCAAAGAACTTCGGTACATTGATCCGAGAAAGATTAAAAAAGTAAGAGCAATTAGGAAGCGAAGAATTGGACCTGGTGCTGCCGGTGTTCAAATCTCGAAGACCAAAGAAGAATATTTCATGTATAATGAAAAGGGATTCACAGGTTATCCTGGTGGATCTCCAACATCTGCTGGTCAGGATCAAGGAGTTAAGATTCAAACCGATTCGATTGTACATTGTACGTCGGGATTAGTAAGTGAAGATAATAGGATTGTTCTTTCTCATCTTCATAAAGCTATCAAACCTTTGAACCAGTTGCGGATTCTTGAAGACGCATCTGTGATTTATAGGATATCTCGAGCACCAGAACGTCGAATCTTTTATATTGATGTCGGCAATCTACCTAAGATGAAAGCAGAACAGTATCTTAGAGACATGATGGTCAAGCATAAAAATAGATTAGTATATGATGCATCGACTGGCGAGGTCAGAGATGATCGTAAATTTATGACAATGCTTGAAGATTATTGGTTGCCTAGAAGAGAAGGTGGAAGAGGCACAGAGATTACTACGCTTCCTGGCGGAACTAATCTCGGTGAAATGGAAGATGTAACATACTTCCAGAAGAAATTATACAGGTCATTGAATGTTCCTGTGTCAAGGTTAGAGCCTGATACTGGATTTTCATTAGGCAGAGCATCAGAAATTAATAGGGATGAGTTAAAATTCCAGAAATTTATTTCAAGATGTCGTCTAAGGTTTAGTATGTTCTTCGAATCTGCTATGGAAAAGCAGTTGGTTCTTAAAGGTGTAATGACTCCAGAAGAGTATAAAGAGATCAAACCTGATATCAGATACGACTTCATGGAAGACAATCACTTTACTGAGTTAAAGGATATGGAAATTACCACCGAGCGTGTTAATACAATTAACAATCTTGAGCCACACGTTGGTAGGTATTTCTCTAATGCTTGGGTCAAGAAACAGATTCTAAGATTTACCGAAGAAGAAATCGCTCAGATGGATCAAGAAATTGCTAGTGAGCAAGAAGAAGGGGGTATTCATTCGGATCTCGATCCAGCCGGTACACCAAGACCGCCAGACGAGACGGATGCACAGTTAGCAGCGTTAACAGGTAAGAATGGTAATTCTGCCCCCTCTAGCAAAGAATAACTATAAATAACATAGATAATGGAGAAGTAATATGCCAGATACGAGTCATTTGATTAAGTTTGCCGGAGCAGGCAAAGCTGCTAAATTTGGTGCAGAGTTTGGAAAGATTATGCACGACAAAGTCAATGACAGTGTTGAAGCAATAAGGCAAAAGGTTGCAGCAAAGATCGCCGGTATTGATCCTACAGGTGAACGTGGCGATGGTCCTGAAGAGGATCCTGATTGGGAAGCTAGCCAGGCAGCAGCAGAGAATGAAGATGAAGCTGCTGATGACAATGAAGAAGACTTTGATGACCTAGAGCTTACCGATGAAGAAGATGCAGATTTAGATGCCGACGAAGGAGAGGATACAGATGAAGACTCTGAACCAAATACTTAGCGAATCGGATTTTTCAGATCCGAAGTCGCCTGCCGCGAAGGCATTTGTGGATAAGCACATTGTCCAGAAAACAGACTACCCGAAAAAACCTAAGGGTGGTAGCAACGACGAAATTTTTAAAGGCTCTAAGCAGAAGAAAGCCAAACATAAAGGCGACCTCACTCCAGAAGAGGAGAAGGCTGTATACGAGCGCACGCTTACCAAAACAGAAGCTAGAAGAAAAGAAACAATTGTCAAAGGTATGAAGAAACATAGCCAAGACTTTGTTAAGCGCTATGGTAAGGATGCGGAATCAGTTATGCATGGTGTCGCCACAAATCAAGCCAAGGACGAAGAGTTCGCAGAAGATCAAGATATAGTTGAAAATATTATTGAAACTATGCAAAAGGTTCTTGATACAGAAAAAGAACATTCGTTTACATTTAAAAATGGCGATGTCTTGGACATTGATGCTGACACAGCTGAACGACTGATGAGTGTCTATGAAGATCTCAATGATGATAACAGAGACATGTTTGTCAGTTCATTAGAAAGAAATCAAAACCACTTCATGAAGTTGCTTGATTTCTCAACGACAGTGGGAGTTTAATTAATGGCATCGCAAATTTTATCTAATCATCTCGCCCCAGGTGGCGGCAAAATAGTTGTACTTTATAAGCCAGGCTCCGCTGCGGTTGTTAATCTTACATTAGCAAACCTAGCAGCTACGCCAACTGGTGGTTCTGCAGAAACAGTTGCAGCAGCCGACATATCTCGTATTTGGTATTCTGGTGCAGGGCAGTTAAAGATTGCTCGTAATACAACAAGCGTATTTGTTAGCCAGACAGGTACTACATTCCAGCATGATTTTAAGGCTGATGGTGTATTGCTTAGTGCCAATAATGATCAACCGATCAACGTAACATTTTCAGATGCAAATAGCACAGCTATAATTGAGTTCCAGAAAACTACCAATTATAGTAGCACAACATATTAGGAAACGAAGATGAAACTTATCACAGAACTTGTAGAAGACGTTCAATATATCGTTGAAGGTGAAGGAGAAAAGAAAAACTACTTCATTGAAGGAGTTTTCATGCAAGGTGATATTAAAAATCGCAACGGTAGAATGTACCCGCGAGATACTTTGCACAAAGAGATGACAAGGTATAATGATGAATATGTACAGAAGAATCGTGCGTTTGGTGAACTCGGACATCCTAATGGTCCTACGATTAATCTCGAAAGAGTTTCCCATATTATCAAAGAATTAAGAGAAGATGGATCAAATGTCATAGGAAAAGCGAAAATCCTTGACACTCCATACGGTACAATTGTAAAGAATCTTATCGACGAAGGTGCACAATTAGGAGTTAGTTCTCGTGGTATGGGTACATTGAAGTTGGAAGGTAAGCACGGTGGTGCTCAGGTAGTCCAAAGTGACTTTATGCTGTCCACCGCTGCAGACATTGTAGCAGATCCTTCAGCCCCAAACGCATTTGTTAATGGTGTGATGGAAGGGGTTGAATGGGTGTATGATGCTGCAACAGGACAGTTTAGTCATAAAGCTATTGAAGAAATTATTGAAACGGGGAAGCGTTCGGTACAAGAATTGCAAGAGAAGCAGCTCGTACTTTTCGAAAAGTTTCTCAAAACCTTATAAATAATAAATAAATTCGAGAAAACTCTCGTTTGTTCCAAGAATAGGAGAATTAAGATATGGCCAGAAAGAAAGCGGAAGTAATTCCACAGGAAGATGACGTAGATCTTCTTGAGGCCAGCGACGACAGTCAGGAACAACTAGACGAGTTCACAGCGGACAATACAGGTGGGGACGCAGGAACTGCTGTCAAACCAGCTGAGGTCCCGGAGCCAGCTTCTACCGGTTCTAGTGCTCGTAGCGCAGATAAGTCAGCTGGAGAGAAATCTCCTCCTAACCCTTCTGCAATGGTCTCCAAGGCCCACCTGATGTCAAATGTTATTAGCAGCATGAACAAGATGAATAAGTCTACACTTCAGAAGGTTGCTGATGACGTCGCTAAGAATTACAAGGGCAATAAGAAGTCCTTGCCAGCCTCAAAAGATCCAGCTCAAGATCCACCAAAGAAACTCGTTGCTTCAGTCCAAGGTGTTCCACCTAAGACTGCTCGTGAGTCCGCAGAAGAGATTTTTGCCGGTCAAGAGTTGAATGAGGAGACCTTGGAAAAGGCTTCCACGATTTTTGAGGCTACCATTAATGGTAAAATTATCGAAGTTTCAGCTCATCTGGAGGAGCAATATCAAGAAGCTCTTGTAGAAGAGAAGGAAAAATTCATCACCGAACTTACGGATCGCGTTGATGAATATCTAAGTTATGTTGCTGAGGAGTGGATGACTGAAAACGAAGTCGCGCTAACGAATGCCGTACAGGTTGAAGTTGCAGAGTCGTTTATGTCTGGTATCAAAGATCTCTTTGCAGAGAACTATGTTGACGTTGCCGATGATAAAGTCGATGTAGTTGATGAGTTAACTCAGCAGAATTCTGAACTTGAAGCAAGATTGGACGAAGCTATCCAGAAGAACATTGATGAATCGAAGTCCCGCGAGGAGCTTGAAGCATTCAAGATTCTTGTTCAGGCTTCTGATGGTTTGTCGATGAACCAGAAGGAAAAGCTAGCTCAATTGGCTGAGGGTATCGAGTATGAAAATACTGATGACTATTCGAAGAAGATTGAAATGTTGAAGGAACACTACTTTGACGCAAAACCAGCCAGCAGCGATGAAAGCCTCGACTCTGAAGAGGATCCAGTAGAGATTGATGAGGAAGATGCTTCTACAGGAGCACCTCTTCCAGGTCAGATGGCTGCATATGCTAGTGCAATCTCAAGAACCGTTCGTAAATAATAACTGAAAAAAGACCACTAAGGAGGGGAATAACCCAATGTATCTACATGAAGAACTGCAAAACAAGTGGCAGCCCATTCTTGAGCACGGCGATTTACCTGAGATTAAAGACTCGCATCGTCGCGCCGTTACGGCTGTACTTCTAGAAAACACAGAGACTGCTCTTCGCGAGCAGGCTGCTTTCGCACCTCAGAGCTTGCTCGAGGCTGCACCAACTAACGCGATGGGCGCTTCTTCGTCTACCGCTTCTGCTGGTGCTGTTGACATCTATGATCCAGTATTGATTTCACTGGTTCGTCGTGCGATGCCTAACCTTGTTGCTTATGATATCTGCGGTGTGCAGCCTATGACAGGCCCAACCGGACTTATCTTCGCGATGCGGTCTCGTTACACCGACCAGTCGAGTGCAGAGGCCTTCTACAACGAAGCCAATACTGCTTTTGCTCTTGACAAAGACGACCACGCTAACTCAGCGATTGGTGATGCTGCCCAGAACTTGGGTGATTCGCCTGCCGATGGTTACTTGAATTCGTCTGCATCTAACCTGGAACTCTACAACTTTATGTCTGGCATGACCACGGCTCAAGCGGAACGCTTGGGTGATGGTTCTGGCAACGCTATTCCAGAGATGGCATTCAGCATTGAGAAGATTGCCGTGACAGCATTGTCGCGCGCTTTGAAGGCTGAGTACACCATGGAATTGGCTCAAGACTTGAAAGCGATCCATGGCCTCGACGCTGAGACCGAGCTTGCTAACATCTTGTCGACAGAAATCTTGGCTGAGATCAACCGCGAAATCGTTCGTACGGTTGGTACCATTGCTAAGGTTGGTGCCCAAGAGGGTACGACGACAGCTGGTAAGTTTGACCTTGACACCGATTCTAATGGTCGTTGGATGGTTGAGAAGTTTAAAGGCTTGATGTTCCACATCGAAAAAGAAGCAAACGCGATTGCCAAGGGCACTCGTCGGGGTAAGGGCAACATGCTCATTTGTCGTTCGGACGTTGCGTCCGCTCTGCAGATGGCTGGCGTGCTTGATTATACTCCTGCTCTTAACAGCAACAACCTGGCGGTTGATGACACCGGTTCCACATTTGCTGGTGTTCTAAATGGTCGGGTGAAGGTATATGTTGATCCATATGCTGGTGACAACTACATGACAGTTGGTTACAAAGGCTCGAGCGCCTTTGATGCTGGCTTGTTCTACTGCCCATACGTTCCACTACAGATGGTCCGTGCGGTTGGTGAGAACACCTTCCAGCCGAAAATTGGCTTCAAGACTCGTTACGGCGTAGTCGAGAATCCATTTGCCCTCGGTACCACAGCCCTTGCGGCTACCGGTGCTTTGGCTGCCGACTCGAATGAGTATTACAGAAAAGTTGTTATCAATAACCTGATGTAATATAATAAAAAAAGTAAAGCGTAGACTTGAGGGAGGCTTTTAAAGCCTCCCTCTTTTTTTATAAATACTACGTTGACCGAGACTAATAATTACAGGAATGTTAAATGGCTAATGCTCTTAATGTACAACCAGACAACACGAATTTTCTATCACCTGTAGGGTATGATTTTAAGATTAAAAAACTCCCGACGGTGAACTATTTTGTGCAGGCAATCAATCTTCCTAGTGTTACCCTAGGACAGGCCTCGTTGCCTACTCCATTTATTAATGTTCCGATACAAGGAGACCATCTTCAATATGGTGAGCTACTGGTCACCTTTAAAGTAGATGAGGACATGGCCAACTATATTGAGTTATATAATTGGCTTACATATCTGGGTTTTCCAGAAAGTTTTAATCAATCAAAAGAGCTATACAATAAAGGAAGGTCTGCTGCCCGAACAAGTATACCTACGAGCGAATTAGGGGAAGGTGTTGTATCAGATGCAACGTTAATCATTTTGAATTCAGCAATGAACCCTAGGTTCTCAATTGAATTCAACGACGTCTTTCCAACAAACCTGATTGACTTACAGTTTGATACACGTATGGCAGATATAGATTATGTTGAATCAACATGCTCATTTAGTTTTAGACAATTCAAAATCAATAAAATTACTAGCAGTGGAAACTCTAATACTGCAATAAGAGCCGTAATATGAGTTGACTTCTGGCATTATTTTTAGTATAATAATGTTTGGAGGTTTATGATGAATATAGATGAATTATTTGATTTGTGGGGCAAGGATAGCCAAATTGATAGAACAGAGATCGGTGTCGAGTCTTCGAACATTCCACAACTTCATCACAAATATTACAAATTATTTTCAGCCGAGAGACTGAGATTACGAAAGCTCGAACAAGACTATAAGTCGTTGTTCAAAGACAAGTGGGATTACTATCAGGGTAACATGGCCGAGGAGGATTTGAAAGAAAAAGGATGGAATCCTAATCCTATGAGAATTCTCAAACAAGACTTGGACAAATACATTGATAGTGATCCAGATATTATAAAACATAATCTTCGCATATCAGTACAAAAAGAAAAAGT